GTCGTAAACGGTGCATACGGCTTGAAATCTCTTCTGCTTATCTCCCACGCCATATACTCACCTCTTGTAACTAAGCTGTGCGGCCCGCTGCATGAAGTAAGGTGACAGCTGTCCGTCACGCTCACCGTATGCCCACAGATCGGAAACGCCCCTTGCCACAATGCCACTCGTGATGTAACTGTCACTCACTCCGGCTTCAATCAGGTAGTCAACAACCTCGTCAAAATAAATCTTCAAGGTATCATCCTGATAGTCTCCGGTAATACCGAGTGCATTTTTCACATCTTCAAGTGTTACATTCAGCATGGTTTATTCCTCCGCTTTCTTACTCTTCTTTGCTTTCTGCACTTTGGAAACAAGCTTCCGTTCGTCAGAAAGCAGTTCAGAACCTCGTTCATCAGATACTTCAATCACCTGTCCTACTTCGTAATTTTCAGACGTATATTTATCCATGAAGGGCTTCTCAACTTTTAATTTCATTACAATCCCACCTTTGCGATAGTGATGTCGCCGCTTGAAAGCGTTGCACTATAAAGCGTGGTAGCATCTGCGAGAACATCCGCAGAACCTTCTGTCGGCTCTTCCTTAACACCTGCGAGAGAGAATCCTTCAAAGTCATAAGCGGCCACAAAGTAAATCTTTGTTGCTGTCAGGCTTGACTTAATGTCAAAACTCTTTACAGGCTCTGCTGCAAGGAGCAGTGATCCGGTAGAAGCTTCAAAGATTCCGGGAGCAACGGCGTTAAGCTTTGCAAGGCCGCTGTTGTTGGAATCCTGTTTAAGAACAACCGAGTACAGAGAAATGAGATCAATATTCTGTACGGGTACAATCCTGTCTGCCATTTTTGTTTACCTCCTGTTAGATTATCCGAGTGTTTTCTTAGCCCACTTACCATCAACTACGGCAAGTACATCGCCGTTATCTGTTGCGGAAACTGTGGGAAGTTCGGCTGTTGTGGCTGCCGTTGCGATAGTTCCGGCAACTGTGGCAATCAGTTTGATTCCTTCCGGGATCGTTGTTGCCGTGAAGTTTGTACCGGTACCACCTAACGCCACGTAGAGAGCTTTAAGAGCATCCATAGTTTTATCCATGATGCCACCCCCTTTAGCCCTTCTTAATGAGCCAGATATTGTTCAGGCTGAGCATCTTACCGTCAAGGATGGTAATTGCCTTGTTTACCCACTCGTTCTTTTCCTCGTCGTAGTATCTCTTCATACCGAAGGAAAGCTGAGTATTGATAGCGTAGTCAGTCGGCTTCCAGTAAATACCGATAACATCACCGGAACTTGCTGTATCAAAGTCGGGAAGGATGTTCGGTTCTACAAAAGCAACCGGGCGACCAAAGAACCGGCTTCCATCTTCGGAAAGGTCTGCTGCCTGACGGAAGATCGGATTGTTGTTCGCATCTGCCATAGTCAGCAGATAAGATTCAACTGTGGAAACAGGGAATACAAATTCCATCTGCTGATTGCGGGAACCAAGCGGAATGGACGCAAACAGTTTCTTTCTCCACTTCGTCCAGTCGTTAATGTCGGCGGCAGTCATGGTGATTACGTTCTTGCCCTCTGCTACTTTTGCAAGCAGTCTCGGGTCTTTCAGAATACCCGTAGGCTGTCCAACGCCTGTACCACGCATGATTACGTAGTCCATTTCAGCTACATACTTCTCAAGAATGAGCTGAGTAATCTCACGCTCAAACAGATCAAGTGCTACGATAGAAGAAAGCAGAGACTGGGAAATTCTGATTTCTGCCATGTTGTAGCTAAACTCAACAAACTCTTTAATGTCGCCTGCATCCTGTCTCGGAGAAACGGTGCTTTCGGTAATCCACTTAAAGCTTGCTGTCAGATCAGCAATCGGGAATTTCACACCGCCCTTAACATTCAGCTTGCGAACCTTTGCATACAGATTGCCGTAAACACCCTGTACTTCCTTGAGAAGTTCATTGATAATGGTTGTCGGGATGATAGCTGTAACATCCTGTGTGTTTGCCGGACCGATGCCGTCAGAACGCTTTGCGTACTTTGCGGGAATCGGTACATTTCTCTGCATGAAATCCTTGAATGCCTGTCTGTATTCCATAGAGCCATAGTCAACAGCATCACGCTTTTCAGGAGCAGTGAAGCTTGCTACTGTAGCTTTGGTAATATCAGCATTCCGGGTTTCGATTACTTCCGGCTCGGCAGAACGCTCTTCTTCGATAGCGTCAAGCTCTGCCTGTGTCTCGGCAATCTCGGCTTTGAGATCGTCAAGCTGTTCGGTAAGACTTCTTACCTCTTTCACATCCTCAGAAGCTTTGCAACGCTCGGCAAGTTTTGCTTTCTTGTCGTTAAGACGTGCAAGTTTCTTTTCGAGAATATCCTTTCGCATCTTTTTTTCCTCCTTAAAAGATTTCTCTAAAGTGGTACTTTGCTTTTTCAAGCGCCAACTGGTTACGTCCGGTCTCCACCGGATTCGCACTCTGCTGTCTTGCGGTCTCCACCGCAGACCTGGCATTCTCCAATGCCACCTTGCTTCGTGCATTTATCTCTGTAGATTCATAGGCCGGGAACGTCACTGCTGACACCTCAACCACAGAACCGATAGAACGTATGTGTCTTGTGGGATGATCGGAATCGAGATCGTCCCATGAATCGTCCTTTATAGAGAACATAAAAGACATTTTGTCTATATCTCCCCTTGTAATAGCGGAGTAATAATCCTTTGCTTTCGGACTTTCGTTTATTGCAAGATCGGCT